TATAGAACCTGATCCCGACAGCGACGGAACTAGAAACACAGAGAAAGGGAGAGATCTCTATTATGCAATAGAAGATCTTTTGTTAAAGATATGTTAGCTGAACACGCTTTAGTGGTTGTCATTGGTTTGGCTTTTATTATCGCACTCATTGGATTTTTAGCGACAATAGACTAACCGCACATTGAAAACGGACCAAGAACCCCCGACAGAAATGTCGGGGGTTTTTTATTTCCCGATCCGACTGGGCATCTGTTGCTCCTTTTTAGATAGAAAAGACAAGCAAGCAGTCTTTTCTCCCCCGCCGATCCGAGAGTCAGGCAGCTCCCTGGCATCTGTTGCTCCTTTTTAGATAGAAAAGACAAGCAAGCCCAGGTTTTACCAGGGCCCATTGTCTTTTCTCCCCCCGAAAAAACAAGCAAGTTTCTTCCAGGAAGCAGCTGGCCCTGATCCTTTTTAGATAGAAAAGACAAGCAAGCCCTAGCCATCCGTGTCCTTCTGGCCCAGGCTGCTTGTCTTTTCGCCGACTGGAAAGACAAGCACGGCGTAACACAGCAGTTGGCCAGGGGACGGGTCGTCTCTCAGAAAAGACAAGCACGGCGTAACACAGCAGTTGGCCAGGGGACGGGTCGTCTCTCAGAAAAGACAAGCAAGCATTAAGGAAGGATCAGGAACCGACTGATCGGTCGTTTAATGACCTTTGACCAAGCTTCTTCAAACTCGGACCAAGAACCTTGGTCAAAGGACAAAAGAGCAGGTGTTTTGAGTCCAAGGACGACCAACGACTCTATTTGGTCAGCCGAAAAGAGATACAAGCCATATTTTCTGGGGTACTTCTTCGAGAGCCCCTGGACCAAGATAAATGCCGGGGCTTTTTCTCTTAGCTTATGGTATGCAATTTGATGTGGCGAGAAGGAAACTTTATTACTTTCGGTTACTTTGAGCTCAGCTGTGAAATAGATATTGTCCGGAGACACGCCTAAAACATCAGGAATCCCTTGATTAGTCCACGATTCTATACGGATTAGCTCGAATGTTTTTAAATTCGACTTAACTTTTTTCCAAAATAAAGATTCTTTTTTCGCCACAGTAAGGAAAGTATATCAGAACAGTTGAATATATACGACAAATACTATATAATTAGGGGCAATATTAATTAAATAAGGGAGTATTAATATGGCAAATAATATCGATAACTTAAACGGAGAAATGTTGGCCCGTGCCTGCCTTTTTGCCGCAAAGGGAGATGTACGTTACTACTTAAACGGGGTTTTTATTGAAAAAAGACCTGGTGGTGGAGTGTACATCGTAGCAACCAATGGACACTATCTTTGTGTATATGAGGATAAAGAGGCGTTTGCTCATGCAGCTTTCAAAGACGTCATCTTAAATGTTTATCAAGAAAACTCTAAAAAACTTAATCCTGTTTTCACACAATTAAAGAAAACGGATTCTAAAAGAGTGGACTTGGTTGATATGGACGCCTCTGCTGACGGAACCATTGATCCTTTTCCAAAACAGCTGTATCTGGTCCAAGCCGATGAAGACGGTGATAATGTAGCCACCAGACTACCTGTACTTGAAGGAACTTTTCCAGATTGGCAGCGTGTTGTTAGTTCTGGTTTTGATCTAAGTGAGCCGGTCAGCTTTAACACAAAATATCTGGCTAAGCTCAAAGACTTTGTGCTCAAAGAGGAAAACAAGAGGTTTCCAACCATGGCACTTGTCTCTGGGTCTCCAACCGGGTCTAATGTTTGGCAGTCTGAAAACGGTGTTGTGGTCATCATGCCTACAAGACTTGGTGAAGACTTTAAGATCAACAGGTTGGTTGAACCAGAGATTGTTGAGTTAGAGGAGGTGGCCCAATGATTGAAATAATTGATTTACAAGGTGGCTATTGGACAGGTTGGACTTTCAGAAATAAAAAAGAATTAAAGGATTTTTTACAAGAACAGAGTTGTAATATTAGTGGATATTCTGATGAAGAATATTACAAAGTAAATGCTCATGTAAGTTTAGATGAGTATTGTGACTTATTTGAAATTGAGTATAAGGAGGTGGCCCAATGAGTAAGTGGAAAGACCATGAAATAGACACCTCTGCTTTAGATGTACCAATATCTGAATTAGAAGACATGACTACCGAGCAAAGAGTAGATGAACAATGTTATAACATCTTTGGAGATAATAATTGGTCTTATGTTAGCTGCGGACAGTCTGGATATTCTAAAGAAGAAATTAAAGAACTGGTGAGTGAGAAAAAAGCTACTTTATGCAGGGTTACTGATATAGATGATTACGAGTTTGACATACTTGTTTTTGATATTCCTGTTGAGGAGGTTTCTGGTTATGAGTAAACCAACAATAGAAGAAATGCGAGATCAGTTAGTTAATAACGAAATTGATTATATTTCTCAAATGGTAATACACGACAGACATCAAGAGCTTTTTGATTTTGTTTACACTAATTCTTTTAGAGACTTTAAAAACATAGACGATAACGATGTTATAGAGATGTACATGGACTTATATGGAGATATGTGATGAGTATCTACAATGGAAAAAACAAAGTTGAACTTGGGGAGGACAGCGTAGGAACTGTCCACCTTGGGTTCGGACGCGGTAAGGTGCACTTCAAAAAGAACTCGGAAGGTGAAATTGTTGAGTGGTGGTTGCCAGAAGAAAAAGAACCTCATGTGGAAGCTGCGCTTATAAAAAGAGCCAGGGACATTTATAAAAAAGAGTGTCCAGAGGAGTGGATAGATGCCAAGCCCTTCTGAAACAATAAAAACAGAAGAACTAAGGAGAAAGCTGACCGAGGGGTTGGCTGACTCCTTAAAACAAATGCGGGTTGCTGAAACAGAAACAATATCTCATGGAGAGTTTATTGGTATGGCTGCTACTTATTCTGCTCTCTTGCTTTGGTTGGAAAGAAAAAGTATATTAAAAAACAAGAAATAGCAGACATGATTGAAAAACACGAAAACAATTTCTTTATTGTACACCAAGGCGAGAAACACAGACTAAAGCTGGGCGATCTTCTCAACGTTCCTTGGGGAAAAGCAAGTGCACAAATGGCTTGTGTTGTAAAAATCACAGAGACAAACATTCATATAAAGAAATACAAAGCATCAAGTGGTGAGTGGGCAAAGGTTTCTACAAGCCTTCCAACAGCTCACTACGAAAAAACAAAGTTTAATCCAGGGCAGTTCGCTAACAGGGGCCTTTTAGTTAATAAATACAACCTAGGAGATCTTTTGCTGGGGAGTAAAAATGACTAAGTTGTGGAGAAAAAAAGAGTGGGAAGATCTTGACAAGGAGCTCGAAAAAGATCCGGGCTTTCACATGTTTGTTAAAGATATGTTTGAAGAAAACACAGCCGAAAGACAAAGAGAAGGCGTCACCCCCTTTATAAACATGTTTGAATACTATCGAACATACCCAGGGTGGTTAAAAGCTGTTTACAAGAAAAAACATGGCTGAGATTTACGACACTTTTGGAAAAAGCCACGCTATGCCAGACAAAGAGCCTGATTTAGTAAACCACCCCCCACACTACAACCAGGGAGGAATTGAGTGCATTGACGCAATAGAGGCAAGTATGTCTCCTCAAGGATTTAGAGATTATTTGAAAGGAAATATATTAAAATATCTGTGGAGATATGAACAAAAACATGGACTAGAGGACTTAAAAAAGGCCCAATGGTACCTAACAAGACTAACTTTAAACTTGGAGAAAGAAAATGACTGAAGGAAAAGAAAAAGATTTTAAAGTAAGAGGAACCTACAGACTGGTGCAAGACAACCGTTCTAAGGAGTATCGCATAGTCGATAACAAAGGACATGGAGTAAAACTAGGGACCAGTAAATTATCAAACGCCAAAAAACGTTCCGAGCTGGCTATACGAAAAATGGAAAAAACTCGATGATTAGGTACAGAACCTACTTAGAGGTTGACCAGGCAAACAATCTAATTGATGCTATAAACCAAAATCAACTACATGATTTACTTCCTTTTCTTAGAATCGGTCTAAAAGGAGCAAAGAAAAGCTATCGGCTTTGTATAGACTGCCCAGTAGATAGTCACCCAAGAATAGCTAATAAACTAGAAGACACCATGGGACTAACTTTGACCTGGGAAGAGTATGATAATGCGATTAAACCTAAAGAAGCTGTAGGAATGACGCCAGAGTTCAAAGAATACGTTGACGAGCTACACAAAAAAACTATTCGGTAAACTGCGCCTCTTCTGCTTCCAACAAGGGCTTATAGTCTCCAAGTAGTTTTTGTATTCGTTTTTTAATCTCTATCTCACTTAAAGACTCCAAACTACCTGTGCGAACTTCTTTTCTTTCTACATAAAGACCCGCAGCTCGACCTCTTTGAACCTCAGCTGAAACAGCAGCGGTTAAGTTTCCTTTGTCTATGGCCTGGTCTCTTATATCAGCTAGTTTTTTAACGTGTCTTCCGAAAGTAACTTCGTACTTCTTGTCCACTTCCGACTGGAGCTCTCTTATATATCGAACAACAAGCGGATATTTTTGTGGGTTTAACAGCTCTGATGCCCGAACATGAGCACTCGACTTGCCGTACCCAGCAGCTACAGCACACTCGGTTTGTGTTTTTGATCCGTCGTTGTAAACAAACTCTTTAGCAAAACGAATCTGTTTTGG